TGGGTCCACGATCCTTTCGTTCCTGTGTTCAATTTGTATTCCTCCGTCGGATATCATAGAGCATAATGCGTATGAGGTGCCAGAAGATAATCCGCCAAGCAGGACTAGATTTACCAATGTTATCTCAAACGTAAATAGGCTAGTAAATGGGCTTAACGCCACTAACGCTGCGCCAACATAGAAACCGACACACATTGGACAGTGAAAAAAAGCATGGGATGGACGGATGGGCCGAAAAATAGTTGAAAAGGTCAGTATCTGCGTAATTCCATATGCAGATAAGATATAATATATTAGATCACTCAATAAAGGTACCCATATCCTACAAAGGTATATGTTGGATCTTGAACCCTTGCTTTGCGGTAGGGGTCTTCCTCTTCTGGCTTGATCTCACCAAGCTCAGTACTATCTTCTGTATTTGGATCAGTGAAGCGATCTTCAATATCCTGATCATATTCTTCTGCACGGGCATCCAACGCGGAAGACTCCTTGACGAATCTCTCTATCTCTAATAGGACGACCTGAACGGGATCTACATCGTCTTCTGGTGCGATATTAAATGTTGCTTCCAGTACGCCGAACATCGGGGCTCCCTGTACGGTCTCCAGGCTTACAACACCGCCGGCAATAAGGGAATCCATCAAGTCCCTTTGGTATTCATAGATATTATCGCCGGCATAAGGCTTGGCCATGGCCATGATTCTTCCCTCGGACGGGATTACAACTATGTCCAATTTACTATGATCGGAGATAATCAGATTGCCATCAAGGGTCTTTTTGACCTTTATAGATATCGTCGCCTGGGGCGGAAGAGGGGCAGGTGACCCTATTTTAATCTTTATTGGCATCTGACTTGTACTCGTTCACTAGGTCCTGAAGATTTAGTATCTTCTTTAGTTCTTTGTCTGTGACGGTCGCAACATTCAGTTGTTCTATCTGGAGGATAACTGATTTTGTATTTTCCGTCATTTCTTTATCCCCCAAAACTTCTGGTGAAGATAGGGATTCGCTGACAGATGAGTGTAACCTGCGAAGTTCTTCCGCCAAAGTTGCTCGGAATTCTACACCATTCTGCCCAAAAGATAGAATATACTTATTTAGCAAATTTCTTTGCTCGGGTAACAGGTGGTCATATTTCTCGTTGAAATTCTTTGCGTAGCTGCGAGTGATCAAGGAGTCTACTGGCGGCATATCTGCGCTTTCTGTCCTCTCTGGGCTACTCAGCAGTTCTATAATCTGTTCCTCCATCAGAACCTTTTGCCTGATTGGAGTTTTATCGTTGAATATCTGTGCGATAGTCGCAATAGATTTATAGTTTGGTACAAAATTTGAAAATACTGACGAGCCGAGGGCGTTGTTTATTTTCTTTATCATTGTAGATTGCTCTAGGAACAACTTCTCATTATCAAGGGAGGCATGTGCCGCTTTGACCCGGTCCAAGACCTTCGTCGCCAGCGACTCCTTCACAACCTGATTGCTAAGAAGCTCACGATAGCATTGAAGCTCTTGGTCTAAAATAGACCCTTTGGAAAAATGCTCTCGGAGAATAGAAACTATAATATCTTTCGCCTTCGAGTTTTTTCTTACAATTGCCTTTGTCATTTCTCGGGACAATGCTTCAAAAACGAAAGCAGTATTTCTTTTTTTATTATGCCTTGGTTTCATCATCATCTTCCTGTTTGTTACTTGTCCTATGTTCCAACTCTGTAATTAGTCTCTTAATGTCCTTCTTCGTCTGAACAATTAGATTCTCCTCTCTCTCAACTCCGGCGTTCAATGGGGCGATGCCTCGGGAGAGTGGTCCGAGACCGTCGGCATGTCCCGGAAACATCCTCTTTGGACCAGGATACGCCACATTTGCCCCTGCAGCAGCCGAAGCAGATCGCCGGCGAGCGCCGCTTACTCTACTATCTATTTTAACTGGTGTGTACCCATCATCTCTTTGTCCTGGCTCGGGTTCGGCGAGAAGAGGTCCTTCATCGGCTGCGCCTTCTTCATCTCCAAAGATATCTTCATCTCCGTCGCCAAGGTCATCGCCTTCTTCGCCGCCAAAGCCCTCTTCACCGCCGACGATAGCTTCGCCAGTGGCTTCTAATAAGGAAGAGTGTTTGGCGTCGGTGTATTGTTCTCTCATTATACGGACAACTTCGTCGTCATCCAGCTTGAATACATTCTCATATATCCAGCGACGAGAGAATAAACCTTCTGTAGCAGCGCCGGCAATATCAAATTTAGTCCGGAGATGCTCTAGTTCTTGAAGCTCGGCTATCTTGCTTGGATTATTCAGCGTTAGCTTAAAGTTCACCAAATCTTCGTTGCGGTAGCCCAGCGTAAACAGGTGGATTACACACATTTTTTCTAACTCTGACAATACTACTCGTTGCAGTCTCTGAATAGTTCTTGCAAAGCGGATGTCTTTTTGCGCTAGGGTTGTTTGGTCCTCTTGGGCGTCTGACTGCGCAAGATAAGCCTTCGGTATCTTGATGGCGGAAAATAGTTTATCCCTCAAGTAGTTGACATCATCAATGTCGCCAGTGAACTGTCCGCCAGCAAGCGTCTCAATTCGTGAGGAGTTTCCAGCACGAACAGGAATATAATAATCCTCGTCAATGCTCATTGGGTTATAGCGAAGATCTACTCTGCCAGAGTCCTCATCTACTATCTGGTTTCTCTTCATTTGAGTTTGGACTTGCTGGACATACTGCTCAACATCTTCTACTGGGATGTTACCGACATCAATGTAGAATACCCTGCGTTCAGGCGAACGAACAATACGATATGCCATCATAGCATCTTCTAGAAGTATTAACTGTCTCCAGATTCTTCTTGCTGGTTCTAAAATAGAAGTTCCGTATGGAACATACTTATCATTTCCAAGAACTCTAAAATGGGCTACTTGCCAATTCTCAAAAGTTACTCCCGGATCATCGGCACCTGCCCAGTAGTATTGAATATAATTTGGGTTAGTTTCATCTTTGCCCTCAACTCGCTCAATCTCTCTTACTGGAAGAGGAACAACATTGGTCACCCCCAGATCATCATCAATGTCAAGATATAGATAATAATCACCATACTTGCACATGCTTCGTGCCCAGGCAAACAAGTTTGACTCTACACCGAGAACAGTATAGAGCAAGGTATGTATGATCTCTTTGATTTCTCTATTGTGGCAATCAATGTGTATAAGCGGATTTATGTCTGATGACGTTGATATCTCATCAGCATAAATATCTAAGGAAGACGCCAACTCTGGCATATATTCCATCTGTTCAAAGTCGGTATATCGCAGATGTTTATCGCGACTTTGCAAGACCTTGTTCTGTATACCAGAAAACGGATTATAATATTCTTTCTTTTTAAACTCTTTGCCATTGTTTGTCTTGAACTTATATTTCTTTACCGTGCGGGGAGAACCTCGCGTAACCGCTGGTTGGTTGCGATTAATAATCGGACCACTAAAGAGCCTGGTTAGCCGCTTGAAGAGAGTATTCTCTTCGTTTCTTGTGTTTTTGTTATCATTCTGATTAGTATAATCTGCCATTTATCAGCCCTTTATAATCCACGAAATATCGTATTTGTTGCCATTTGAGTCTTCTGCCAGGTCCCTGGCGGGTCGTTTCTGTTTATATCCATGCATGCCATCTATCTTAGTTTCCAAAGTCTTCTTTGTAACAAGCATACCACGGATCATTGCTTTCTTATATTCTAATTCCCTTTTATTTACTGTCATCGCCGTATCACGTACCCAGCAACCAATTGCAGTGGCTATAACTAGATCGTCATTGTAACTTCTCATCCCCTGAGGTCGTCCATTGTGCCAAACAAATGTCTTTATCTCATTCGCCAAGCGCATTGAATTAATAGTAATTAGTTTATTTCTTATGAATTCCTCAAATTTAGCAATAACCAATGGGCGAGTCTTCATTGACATCGTAAACCCTGAAATACCACCTGTTGCTTCTGCCGTGGCCTGGTCCACATAATCGTGTGTTACTTTCATGCTATAATATATGTTCTCATACTCTAAATCTGCCAGCCGGCTCAACACCTCTCTGCCGAGCGAGTTGTTCTCAACTATCACTAGCGCCGTGTTGTATTCCCTCCCCATGCTATACAAAAGAGGAGCAAACATATCAGGAGTTATCTTCCCCTGGTATTCTGCTACCTGTTCCATAGTGCTGGCATTAAATATTTGGCACACACTGTAGTCAGAGCCATCACCGCGAGCAACGTCAGCGACTGCTAGATATTCTGCCGCTGGGTCGGGCTCTCGCCATATCCAATAATTACGATCAAACCCCGTCTTATGAGTAGGCTCAAGGACTGTCTCCAGTATTCTACTCAGATCATCACCGTGGATTACAGTTTCACCAGAAGCATTAAAGTTACACTCAAGCTCTTGCGCGATTTCTCGCTTTGACATGTTACGGGTCTCTTTTTCATACCATCTCTGATCTCGTTCTGGGTGGACCGTCCATGGCAGCTTGACCGGATTAAAATCATTTTTCTCTTCTTCCGCCTCCACATAGGTCCTGTGAAACCAGTTGCCAACACCGTTTGGAGTAGATAGCGCTATACAAGCACCACCTGTGCTTAGGGTTGGATATAGTCCAGCCCACATCTCGTCAACGCCCTCAACGAATGCCGCTTCGTCAATTATCAGAAGGGACAGCGCTTCGGAGCGACCTGCGTCGCCGGAAGTTGAAGATGCTTTGACCTGAGAGCCATTTGAGAGTTCAAAAGAGTTCTTATTGTCTGTCTCAATCGCAGCGATTCTAAGCCACGATGGCAGATTCTTATAGATTACCTTCACCTTTTTCACAAGGTTCGCGGCTGTGCTCGTTTTAGTTGCTACGACGAGAACATTCTTATCCCGATGGAATAACATCAGCCAGCACACATACGCTGCGGCAGTAGTAGAGATGCCTAGCTGGCGTGCCTTGAGGATAACACTAAACCGGTGGTCGTTAAACCCCCGAAGAACCTCTTCCTGAAAGGCATACATATCAAACGGGATCATGCCAAGTCTTGGATGAGAAATCTTTGCGTGTTTGTTAGAGAAATAGACAGAGTCCTTGCCTGCTCGCAGGATCTCCGTCATCACCTCTTTTTTTGTGAGGGACATTTACGCCTCTGGCGTATCTGGGTTCTTAGGGGCTTTGTTGGCTTTTTTGGTTGTGTGCTTTTCTATAAACTTCTTTATATTTGCATCCAATTTGTCGCTAGATACTTCGCCGAGAGAATCTACTCCGTCAGCGCCGCCGACCTTATACTGCTTTACTGCCTGTACCCAGTTGCGATGACGAGAAGTTGCTTGCACTAGAATATCAGCATCGCCGAGATCCTTCAGGCTAACGCTCTCTTTCATTATCTTGCGGTATTCCTTTTTGAGGAACTTGACTATATCGCCAAACCTTTCCTCAATCCCATTCTCAAACTGGTTGCGTGGGTGGACTTCTTTCATCAAGATTTCGCTCTGGTATGTAACCAGCATTTTGTCTGCTGAGAACTTCACCGAGAATCCGTCCATTAGACGACTGTCAAGCACGGCGTTGCCCTCTTCTCGGCGCAGTCCGACTTTGACTGGTTCGCCATCCTTGTCTAAAGCACCGTCATGTGCGTTGGAGGCTGCTTGGTTTAAGCCTCTCACAATGTCTAAAATGTTAGCCATCAATCTTTCTCCTTTTTAGTGCTGCCTTTAATTGGTCAGTGTTTGGTCGCCAGTCGTCAGCCCACCTATTTTGTTGGCCGTCGACAAAATCATAAAAACACTTATGGCAGCATTGAAACCTATTCATATATAGATCATCTTTCATTGAAAATGAATATGTTTTACATACCGGGCAGATTCTAGAGGCTTCTTCCTCTTCTTTTGCACGGCGGGTAATGCGTATGTCTCCCACAAGAGTTTCTTCTTTTTTGAAGTTATCCCTATTTTTTATCTCGTTCTTTTTTCTAATTTGCCCCAAGTAGTCCTTTTCGGATTCTTCGTCCCAGCTACCACGAAAATCCTGGGCGGCGCATTTTCCATACTTTTCGGCGATGGCTTTTTCTACAGAAGCAATGTAGTTATAATCCTTCTTCACTTCTGATATACTCCATGTACTATGATGACAGACATTCCTGCGCCGATGAGCAGTCCCGTCATCATGCCAAGTGCTCCTCGGTTACGAGAAAACCATGAGTCGTTTCTTAACATCTCTGCCTCAAGGCTCTTTATCTGTGCAGTGTATATTTCTCTTTGGCGCAGGCAGACACGGCGGTCAACTGAACAAGTACCCAAAGTAGCTGTAGAGTCTATTCTCTTCTGAAGTATCTTGCGGAACTCTTCTTCGCTTAGTAAAATCCCAACATAAGTACTGTCGCCCTTAGTGACAACAGTAGGGAAGGGAGAAAATTTGGCGACCTCTTCCGCATGGGCCTGAGAGGATATCGCCAAAGATACTATAACAAGAAGTCTTATCATATTTTACTTCAAGAACTTCTTTAGTCCCTCTATTCGCTTGGCAGGGCGCTTTAGTCCGCTGATCAGCGTGTAGGCGACAAGCTTA